GTAGGACATTTAGAGGGTGGTTGGTTAAAATTAAAATATATAGACACTGCACTAAGTCAGTACAAGTTAGATAGAAACAAATTTGATTTAACTGATTTAATTGTTGAGTTTAATAAAAAACATTACGACACAATACCTAACTTTGATGTGGTTATTATAGATGAGGCACAAGATCTAAGTTGGTTGCAGTGGAAAATGGTAGAAAGAATTATAGAGAACAGTAAAAGAGTTTATGTTGCAGGCGATGATGATCAAGCTATTTATCGTTGGGCAGGAGCAAGACCAGAATATTTAATTAACATGGAGGGGGAAAGAACAGTTTTAAACAGATCGTATAGATTATCTAAATTAATTCACCGTCATGCAAACAAGTTAATTACGAGAATAACTGATCGAGTAGAAAAAGAATGGACCTCTAGAGATGATCACGGTGAGGTAAACATACATCCGATAGAACAGTTACAAAAAATGAAGGAAGGTCAATGGCTTATCTTAGCGAGAGATAGATATAGACTAGATAAACTAGAGGAAGATTTAAGAATTTATGGTTACTATTATAAGCGTGGAGATAAAACTTCCATAAACAAAAAAATACATGAAGCTATTTTAGCATGGGAGGATTTACGAAAAGGTAAAGAAATAGGTATAAAAGAAATAAAAAGTTGTTATGCTTATATCAAGACAGGAGAAGGTGTGGAAGCAGAACATAAAGCCATGAAGAAAGCAGATAAAGAAAAATTATATAGTTATGAAACTTTAAAAAAAGATTATGGACTAAAAGTAGATAAAGAGTTACCGTGGTTTAAAGCTTTGAAAAATATACCACCATCAAAATCTATTTATGTAAGAGCAGTTTTACGTCGTGGTGAAAACATTAGACACGAACCACGGATCAAGTTATCAACGATACATGGATCAAAAGGTGGAGAGTCAGATAATGTTATGTTATTGACTGATCTATCTCGTAAAGCAGACGATGAGTATTGGAGACATAGAGATTCTGAAAGAAGAGTTTTTTATGTAGGTATGACTCGTGCAAGAAACATTTTAAACATAGTGCGATCGCAATCGGACAGAGAATTTTCGGAGGTATTTTAATGTCATTTGTAAATGTTGTTATCAAACAACTTGAAATAACTATTAAACAGATTTCTAAAGTCAGAGCAGAGGGTACAAAACTTCGACGTGATGATTTAGATAAAGCGGTAAAAGTTCTAAAAAAAGATTTAGAGCAATTACATAAAGACTTACAACAACTAAAGGAGAAAGAAGATGCAAAGTGATAAATGCTTACAAGAAGCTCTTAGATTAGTAACAGGACCTAGAGCACATGATTATGGTGATAAAACAATTACACACTGTAATATTGCTTCTCTATGGAGTTCTTATCTAGGTAAAGATATATCTGCTCATGACGTTGCAATGTGTATGTTACTATTGAAAGTAGCTAGAATAAAACATAAGGCAACTCCAGACTCATATATTGATATTGCAGGATATGCTGCGATTGCTGCTGAAATAGAGAAAGAGGACTAATGACTCAAATGCCTTTGTTTCAACCACCTAGCGAGTGGACGCCACCTGAAAAGGTGCCTGATTTATCAGAGGCAAAAGAGATAGCTATAGACTTAGAAACTTGTGATCCTAATATAAAAACTATTGGACCAGGTTGGCCTCGCGGTGATGGTTTTATCGCGGGTGTCGCTATTGCAGTAGACGGTTGGAAAGGTTATTTTCCTATTCGTCATGAAGGCGGTGGTAATTTTGATGAAAAGATTATTAAGCGCCAAATAAAAAAAATTATGGAATTGCCTTGTGATAAAATATTTCACAATGCTCCCTATGATGTGGGGTGGCTTCGTTGGTGGGGAATAGAAGTAAAAGGTAAAATTATTGATACTCTTATCGCCGCTCCACTCATCGATGAAAATAGGTTTCGATACTCTCTAAATGAGTTAGGTAAAGATTATTTAAAAGATACTAAGTCAGAGGGTTTATTATATGAGGCTGCAAAAGAGTGGGGTGTTGATGCAAAAGCAGAAATGTGGAAGCTACCTCCTATGTATGTAGGTCCTTATGCAGAACAAGACGCTGATTTGACGTTGAGATTATGGCAGTTTTTTAAAGTAGAATTAATTAAGCAAGAGTTATCGAGTATCTTTGATCTCGAAACACGGCTCTTTCCTTGTTTGTTAGATATGAAAACAAAGGGTGTGCGTGTTGATTTACAGAAGGCTAGTCACATCAAAGTAGATTTAAGTAAAAAAGAAAAAGATATTTTATATCAAGTTAAAAAAGATACAGGCATAGATGTTGATATATGGGCTGCTGTCAGCGTCGCCAAAGCCTTTGACAAATTAAAAATTAAGTATGAAAGAACTGCTAAATCTGGACAACCTAAGTTTGATAAGAACTTTCTGACAACTCACAAACATCCTTTGGCACAGATGATTGTGCAGGCCAGAGAGTTCAATAAAGCCAGAACAACTTTTATTGATACGATACTTACACATGAATATAAAGGTCGTATACATGCTGACATACATCAAATGCGAGGAGAGACCGGAGGCACCGTTACAGGAAGGTTTAGTTATAGTAGTCCAAATTTACAGCAAATTCCTGCAAGAAATAAGGACATCGGACCCATGATCAGATCTATTTTTGTTCCCGATGAAAAGTGTGATTGGGGTAGCTTTGACTATTCACAGCAAGAGCCTCGTGTATTAGTTCACTTTGCAGCTTTGACTAGCGGTGGATTAAAAGGCGCGGACGAAGTGATAGAGTCTTATAAACATGAGGACCCAGACTTTCACCAGGCAGTTGCTGACATGGCAGGAATAGATAGAAGAACAGCTAAAACAATTAATTTAGGTATGATGTATGGTATGGGTAAAGGTAAACTTGCTAGTGAATTAGGATTAGATAAAGAAGAAACAGAGGATTTATTTACACAGTTTCACGCGAACGTTCCGTTTGTAAAACAATTAATGGAACAGGCAACACGAAAAGCGGAGAATGTAGGGTTTTTAAGAACATTACTAGGTCGTAAATGTCGATTCGATACATGGGAACCGCGAGCGTTTGGAATACATAAACCCTTACCATTGTGGCAAGCAGAAAAAGAATATGGCCGTGACTTAAAACGTGCATGGACATACAAAGCGTTAAACAGATTAATACAAGGATCAAGCGCAGACATGACAAAGAAAGCCATGGTGGATTTATATGAACAAGGCATTGTATCTCACATACAAGTGCATGATGAATTAAATTGTTCTATTGAAACACCCGACCAAGCAATAAAAATAAAAGAAGTTATGGAAAACACCGTTGAACTTAAAGTGCCATTAAAGGTGGATATGGAGATAGGACCGTCGTGGGGAGAAATAGAAAAGCAATAGTCGGAGATGTTAACGAATATAAAGCTACCATAGAGTATTTACAACAGGGCTATATGGTTTTTAAAAACGTTTCTGCTAGCGGTTCTATTGATTTAGTAATAGTTCATCCCGATACAGGAGACATTAAACTTATCGACGTGAAGACTAAGTCATACAGAAAGACGGGTCGTGTAGGGACACAAATTAATAGACATCGGACCAAGGAACAAATAAGGTTAGGGGTTCAATTTAAATTCATGGAAAAAGAATAAATGTTAAAATATTTTTTAATTGGTTGGATGTGTGTAGGCACAGGTATGGATAAAAAATGTTTAAGAGTAGCGTCCGAAGTAACTCATCCTAATTACGAAGAGTGCAATGAATATTACCAATGGGTGCAAAATGATGTTGCAGAAATGGATGGATACGTCACTCTATTATTTAACTGTGTTCAAGCTGCTAGTTTAGAAGATATTTTATACAAACAAGAAACATAGATAATCCTTGACTATTAGGTATTTTCCCATATATACCTATTAATATATGAAATATAATAAATATTTTAGGAGAAAGAAATGACAGATATATCTAAGTATAAATCTGTAGCTATAAAAATTGATGTGTACAACAAGGCAAAGCCCATGGCACAGAAAAAGTATATGTCTATGGGTTCTTATTTACATTATTTAATAGACAAAGAATACAAACAAGAAAGTAATCAATCAAATTTACAGAATGGAGAAGACCACGATGTCAGATCAACAGATCAGAGATAACGTTAGAAAAGCGTTATATGTATCAGTTTTAAATAAAATGATAGGAGACTTATCAGAGTTAGAGGCAAAAGAGGTCTTATTAGTTAATACTTGTAGCTATATTACAAGTGCAGAACACGATCACGCCGAGCATATTAAAGAGTTGTATAAAATATTAAAAGAAAAGGTTGATCTTCAGCATGCGATAAAAGATGTGCGCGCTGCGTACTTCACAAACATGTCCCCTCAGGGACACGTTCCTGATGTCAAAAAAAATAGTTAGTGGCGTTACTAGATTTCAAGAAAAAAATCCAGAGTCTGGTGACGTTATAAATCGCGTTCGAGTTCATTATACTGACGGCTCTCATAAAGAGTTTGATGTCATTGATTGGGAGATAACATTAGAAGAGGGTCGTCGATTATGGAAGAAGCACGAAAAAAAATTTACAGAACTTCATGATTGATACCGCCGTGGAAAATATAATTTATGATAAAAGAGCAAAAAATTTACGGTACAAATCAGATAAGAGAGGATTTAAACAAACTCGTTGGGAAGACTTAACGGCGAAAGAAAGGGATTACTGGAGAGCAAGAGTTCAACAGTGGGATCAAGACAGAGATGAGCTCCGTCCTAAAAAAGAAAAAACATAAGGGTCGTCGTAAGATAGGATCTAAAAAGAGACGTAATCGTCGTCGTATTCGATTACGCCTTCGCGTTCGGAAATAAATTTATAATATTTTCAGTAGGAGATGTTGGGATTTTCTCGTCGTCAGCACATTCATATGCTTTTTGGCCAGATAGCGCGATGTTTTCTTGTTCTAATCTTGATACTTTGTCTGTTAAATAAACGATAATACTCTTTAATTCTTCTGTGTTCATTTTAATCTCCTTGTTATAGTGCGTAAATTTCCCATTCTACACTAGTCGAAGATAAAAAATCAATCTCTTTTATTTTTAGGATAGACTTTAATCAACCACGGTGGTATTAATAAAACATGGCAGTACAATTTGTACCCCCCGTTTTGCAAGGCATATCAAGGCTTTTACCTATGTTAAGTGGTAGCATGTATATGGGTTCAGAAGCTCCTCAAGCTATTGAATATCTAATGAAAAAAGATAATGACGGTAAGATAATACCGTTTCCTGAAACAACAGGTGATAAGACCCCCGACAAAGAGCCAGACAAAGATCCCGATACACCACCGTCAGGAATAGGTGAAGTATTAGATTTAATGGAAGAAAAAAAAAGTAAAGAGAAACCAAAAGGTATATCCTTATTTGCGGAAACTTATGACGGTAAAATAATGGAAAATGTGTTTAGATATTTTACAACTTTAGGAGAGGATGTAAGACAAACTTTATCAGGTGTCATGAATACTCCTATTGAACAATTAGAGGAAATTTTAAAGAAAGCAGATCCTTATGTTTTGAGGCCTAATAAAATATTGGACCTTAATCAAATACAAGAAATTTATGATAAAAAATCAAATTTACCCATGTCGAAATTATTTGAAAAAACAAATGATGAACTTCAAAATATTAAAGTTTCTGAACAAATATCTGATTTAGAAGATGATCAATACGGTAATATTGGAACAAGAGGGTTTACTGAAGAAGTAGCACAACAAATTTATCAAGCAGAAGGCTATGATAATTATCAAAAAGAAATACAAAATATTGTTAGAAAAAATTTAGGTGATGAGTTTATAGTGTATCGAGGAACTACCACAGAAGAATTTGATTTAGAGGCAGGAGAGCCTATTGCAAGAGCAGGAGTGTCAGTTTCTTTTAATCCTAAAGAGGCAGAAAATTTTGTGAGTGGAAGATTAAGTTTACCTGAAAAAAAAGGTGAGCCTGTCTTATTAAAAATTAAAGCGACCCCTGAAATGATTATAATGAAAGGATCTGACTCTGGCGAGTTAGTATTAGACGGTTATTCTTTAAATCAATCTAATATAGAAATAATCCCCATAACTAAAAAAGATTAATCTTTCTTCTTTCTACTATCGTGAAGCTGGTCTCCAATCGCATAGACCATTACGCATAAAAATATTAATAAAAGCGTAATTAAGACCAAACAAGTAGCTATAATTATATTAATCATATTTATTCACCGTTTCAAAAATTACAGAACGAATAACAGATAAATCCCCGTTAAACCATTCTCCTTTTCTTTTCACCACGCCGCTTTGTTCTAATGCTTTGTGACAAGTTCTCTCCATCTTTGGACTATTCACGACGACGATAAGATAAGTATTTAATTTAAAAGGATTACCTACTTGAATCGTTTGAAGCCTATTGTCAAAAGTTTTGGTGGTTGATCTGCCTACTTTAAAGTTATTATTTTCATCTCCCACAACATAAATGAGATGACTCCAAGGCTTAGGCTTATGGCCCACATATCTATCCCAATAGGTATCATTACTGACGTACATGGGATTTATTACCTTTCTTCTTTTCTTATAAAGTCTTCTATTCATGCTTATACTAAACAATCGCAATCCTCCACATCAAACTCACAGATAGGGCAAACGTCCATTAGATGAAGTCTTCTACTACGATAGGCGTTCTTTCGCCTATATAGGCCCCTAAAACGTTAAAATCGAGGTATTCTATCGCCTCTTCTACATTCATATCTTCTTTGTCTCTCAAGATGTATGCCATCTTCTTTTTGCTATAAACTAACACGTCTTCCATACCACAACGGGACCCCACGCCTAAGATAGCGTCGTCAAAGCCGTTCCATTTTAATAGCTCGTCGTCCACTACGCCAAGCTTGCCATTAGCTCTGACATTTTCTTTGCGCGATTGGGGGTCTGCTTGGCCCAACGCGAATCGAGCATTTCGGCCGCGGCGGTCTTATAATCTGGTGGCGTTTTATCTTTTAACGCTGACCACATGTTACGGAACTTACTCACGCCCGTCTTTCCTAGTTGAAATACCATCTCGACAATAATCTCTTTGCACTGATCATGGACCGTGTATTCACCGAGTAGCTCTTCTGCACCCGATATCGCGTTCTCTAAATCCTTTTCTAATATTTCCATTAAAAATTCTTCGTCGTATTCTTTATCGTCTTCCCAAAAATCTTCGACGCAAAGATGGCCGACGCCCACGGTTCTTTTTCCTAGCGTGTCTAAGTATACTTTATTGCGATAACCCTCATGGTCACGTACTGATTTTAATAGTCTTTGCATATCCATTTTAATTTCTCTCCAATCTTTTTACATCTAAAAAGGCAATTGACTTTACCCAACCCGACGGAATGACGATGTGTCGTCCGCCTTCTTTTTCTTCATCGAACTCTGAATAATCTGACATAATCACAGTTCTTTCTTTGTCTTTGTATACCATCCAACCTATGGAATGGCAAATGGCTAATCTTTCTTTTTTTATGTCTTCTAGATCATGCCACCCTGTTTCTCCGTCTTTGGCGTCGTGCCACGAAACAAGGACCATGGGACTGATTTCTTCTATGTGATTTTTCTTTCTCATAGTAAAGGGCTAATGCTCAATGAAAAAATGACCTCGAAGAAAGGGTCCTATAGTTATAAAGGAGGAATAGTTCATTAGCCCTATTTAACTATAAATTTATAGGATTATTTTGTCAATTAATGATTTAAGTGCGACACTTTGTCCCATTGACTTATGGGATTTAATGGGATATAATGAGATATTAAATAAATCAAAAGATTTATTTTGCTCTTTAAAAAGTAAATAGAAAGGAAAAAAATGGCAAGATACTTTTTAACTGAAGAAACTGAGAACTTGACTAATTGGGTCAAAAACATTGACAAAAAACAAGTAGTTCAAGTTCAAAAATGTGACGACGGCGAGGGTGGTTTTTTATACACCTTGACTATTTTGGAATGGTGGGACAACCCCGACGTTCCTCATAAGTCTGGATACAAAGCCACTCATCAAATGTCAACACGTGACTTCATTTATGAAGACAATTGTAGAAAAGATAACTAATTAAATTAGGGGCTTCGGCCCCTTTTTTACTTTCCTATAGATATTTTAAACTGAAAGTGATTTATAGTTTTTCAAATTCGACAAAATAGACGTAACCACGTAACTTTAGTTAAAAACCATTGTAAATCAACAATAATAC